AGCGTAGTGAATGTGTGGGAGAACTTTTTGACGTTCTGCGCGGTGTAGTTGAAAATCTCTTGATCCATTGGATTGTCGTGCGCGGTGCGCAGGCGGTAATCTTTATCCACTTCGGCGGATAGCACCTCACGGACTCCGCCGATTGATCCATCGTCAATCTCAGAGTATTGCGCCGGGCCTTGTGCTGGGCCGCCGCCAAATTCGTTACCCGTGGCGTCATAGCCGGGTAGGTTCGTCTGCAAATTGTTGCTTGCATCAACCTCTGCCACCGACCCGCTTACGTTGCCTTCTATGCGAAATCCGGCCATAACCTACTCCTTTACGATGCCCATACCCAATGCACGAGAAACGTGCCGGTTAGGCGATACTCTGAAATTCCGGTAACAGTAAAGCCCGTCCCGGCGGAAATTGCGGTAACACTTAACTTTATCGGCGCAAGCATGTGTTCATATGCGTTATGCGTTGCGGTTGTGCTTGTTCCCATCATCCACGCCTCTACGTGGTCAGTGCCGGCGATGCCGGTCTGGCCTGTCACCGCAATGGATACAATGTTCGTTCCCGGCGCAGAGCCAAAATCAAGCGTAGCGGTGCCGGTTCCGGTGGCCATGGTTACAGTTTGAAGATTTTGTTGGCGCCGTTATCCCATGTGATCGGGACTGACTGCGATGCCGCTGGGGTAAATGGCAGGCCGCTTGCGGGGGTGTCGATGTAGGCAATGACGCGCGCCGTGGCGTCTGACCCGGTGTGCTGAAAAATGATGAGCGCGTTACATGCGACCGCTGCCGTGGCAGTGATGGTGGTATCGGCCGCGTCAAAGATGCCGTCGGTGACGGTTTTGGATGTGAGCGAGGCGCTGCGGCCGTTGTCGTTACCGGCGGTGATGTCGCTCAGGAATTTATGCGCGGCGCTGAAGATGTAGTCAGTTTTAACCAGCATGACGCGGATGTCGCCAGACGATTCGATAATGGTGCCGTCAAGATGGCCTTCGCGGCCCGGATTAAACAACACGTTTGACATGATGAGACCTTTCTAAAACGGTAAGACTGCGCGGGCAGTACATCTGCAATTTATTTTTTCGCCCGGCTGTATGTATTCGCCGTCAATATAACACCCCTCTGCAATTTTGTATTGACGCTTGTCTTTTCCAGCTTTCATGTGTGATATGCGAGGTTCTTTACCCGCGTGTGAGTGCATCCAGATCGCGTCGACGAATCCTAGCTCAAGCTGACGTGCGCGCTGCACAACCGCCGTGGCCTTGCGGGTCTGGTCTCGCGCAATGAGCTTGGCGCGATGCGATGCCCCCGGATAAATCGCGTTCAGATCCTTAACCATCGCCTGCAGATCGCCGCCGACGGCATACGCGCGCATGACCGCACCTTCAACCTGTTGCAAGTATTTCTCAGGAATTGACCGAATAAGGCCGATGTTCTCGGCAAGTGACGCTTGGAACGCATCGGCGACGGCGGGTGACATTGTGAATTCGACAGCCCACCCTGATTCGCGCAGGGCGCGACGAAACGCACCATCGGTGTGCTTAAACGTTTCCTTGGTGTAGCGCTCGGCAAGGATCGGAGCCCACTCGTTAAACTTTTGAATCCACTTGTCGCCGTACTGCTTGAGGATCTTTTTTATCCGTTTGCTTGGTGGGGTTGCGTCGTTGGCCACAAGGGTTGCGAGCGCGGGCGGTTGCTTTTTGTACGCCGCCTGTAGCCAGTACATCATTGAATCGTGCATTTCCTTGACGTGCCCATCCAACGCCGCACTGTAGTTGGCGATAGTACCAACGTTCGCCCGGATGCCGCGAACGGTTTTAGGCTTCTTCGCCATCGTCGTCAAACGGATTAGGTTCAGGCTCGGGAGGTTCAGGCAGATCTGACGCAATGAGGTTGTCATACCCGCTTATCGGACTCTTAATCAACCTACCTCGCACCTCTTCCGGCGATATGACGCCATGGTCAAGGTACGCGCCGTCGGTCGCAGCATCCTTCGCGCGAATCTCGGCTTCTTCCGCAGGCGTCATCTGGTACAGCGAAACGAACTCGAAGCCAATGTCAGGATCAATCGCACCGAACAATGAGAGCTGTGTAAGGTTCAGCATCACGTCAATTGGCGCGCGATAGTAAGCGTCTTGCTGCGCTGCAACCCAATCGTAAAACGCTCGAATCTCGCCTTCACTCGAAGCGTTCAAGCCGCTCGGACTGATACCCGTGAGCACGACGGCGGGCATTCTACTAACTGAGCACATGTGCTCTTGGGACTGCGCCTGCAGTTCGTGAAGCCCTGACAATGGCGTATTGATCTGAACAATTTCCTCGCGGTCTTTGTCGAGCATCATTAGACCGCGATTGCTCTTGGTCTCTGTGAACAGATCCGCACGTGCGAACATTTCGACGCCGTCGTCATTACCCTGCAACACCTGATCCATGCTTGTAGCCAACACGGTCAAGCTGAAGTTGTTGATGAGGTCGGACACACCCTGACGCGTGCGCAACCAGTTGTCGACGTATGGCTCGGCAAGCTGTGACAGTGACATGCCGCTGAAATTAAACGCAGGCTTGAGCATGTCCGGCAACGGTCGGGTGATGACCGTCAGCATGCGCGTTGCGTGAATTTCCTTGGCCAGCATGAACCAGCGTGACGGCCGGTAAAAGTCGGGCGCGGTTGGATCGCTTGAATTGTAGGCGACGGGTGTTGTCCACATTGGCTCGACGTTCGCAATGCTCTTAAATGACCCAAGCGGCACCGTACGGCTATCGTAGACCAATACGTCGGACAACTCGCCCGCGCCGACCGTCAGCGCGATCTGACCTCGGCCAAACAAGCAATCATGCTCGGCCATTTTCTGAATTGCAGCACGCACCCCAAGTCGGTCGAACTCTGCGCTAATCGCCGAGATCTTCTCACCCCCTTCGCCGCTGACGGTCGTGAACTTGATCCATTCGCGCGTCAGTTCCGTCGACATGCCTGAAGCGAACGCGCGGTACTCGGCGCGAGTTGCAAGCTGCGCCAGGTACGGATAGCCGGGGAAGCCCCCGCCGTTGAACACTTCGCGGGCATAGTCGTAAGGCGCCAAGTCCATCGCAATCGCAGGCTTCGTGCCAGCGGGCACCACGCCGGGCATAAGCTTTGGTGGATCAATAGCGAACCGATAGGGTTCTGGCGTCGACCGATGCGGCTTAACGCGCGCCTTGGCCACAGCGACCGGCAGTTTGTCGCCGCGTACGGGTTCGGGCATTGGTGTCTTGCGGGGTCGGCCCGGCCCGCGTTTGGTTGTCGTGTCCATGGGCGGATTTAAACATAATTAATTAATTATTTAAAATAATACTTGCGCTAGGTAATTAATTAACCTATATTGGGACTGTCAACAACGAAGGGGGTAAGGATCATGAAAAAATATGCGACGATTATCGCGGCCGGTATCAAATGTCTGTGGCTCGACTTCAAAGATTGGGTCGACCCGCCGTTTATGTACATAGCAATTGCAATCGTCGCGTTCTGGGTGCTACTTATTTTTACGCTAATTACTGACGCCAAACGGTGGGTGGAATTTGCAGAAGCTCACGATTGCAAAATTGTTGCCCACATTAGCAGGATTGGATCGGTGTCAAGCAAAACCGGCTATGCGTGCAACGACGGCATTACTTATTACAGGTGAAACCATGACCCAAAAACAACAACTCGCCCGCTTGGTGCTGGCGTACACGAACGGTTCGCTTCGTAACCTACCGGGCCCACGTAACGCAGCACGCAGGGCGCTACTGACGGCCCGTGCGCAGGATGTGACAAGCGTACCCCAACGCGTCGCAGGTATCGGGGCGCTGACCACATCTTTAATGCTGGCATTTGGTGTCGATGAGTCAGCGTACTGTGCAGCGAAGGCCGAACAACTTTTATTTGATGAGGTGAGAAAATGCTTAATTTTGCCCTAGGCTTTGTTTTCGGAACGTTGGCCGCGTTCCTTGCAATCGACGTATTGCGCGCATGGCGGGAGTTTAAGGCCCATGACTAACATTCAAATTGCATACGCCTGCGGCCTGTCCGGCGTGATCTTCGGTGTGTGCGTCACGTTGCTGGCCGTTGAAGTCAAACGCCGCAAGTGGGTTCGCGGGTTTATCAGGGATGTGCGTGAGTTCAAACCCGTCGACGCGCAAGATCAATGGCCGTTGCGCTGATGTTCAGCTTGTTAAACAACGGGTACAAGTACCGTAACCCTTGGGTCAGGGCGTCGACTTGATCATCATTGGCCGACGCAGGGAACGCCGTGAGCTCGGCAACAAGATCCTTGACCCAAGGTGCCACGTCCGGGTGTGGCAACCATACGTTGCCTGCCTCCCAATAGCTTGTCACCGCATGCGCACGGGCGAGCTTCGATCCGTCAGGCTCAATCGGAATGATGCCGGGCACGGATGACTTTAAGGTGTCAATGACTGCAGGGCCGTTGGCCTTATCTTCAATCAGCACTGCGCGCGTGCGCGGGTGCTTATCCTGCAGCCCGATAACCTCTTCGACCGTCTTAGTGAACGACATGCGTGCGCGTCGTTGGTCGAGCAGGTACGCATTGGCGCCGTGCTTGCCCCACACCTGACCGACAACGAAGTCTGAACCATCCGTATCTTTGAATGTCGCGTCCCAACTGGATATCTGCTTTTCAAACTTGGCCGGTAGATCCTTGGGGTAGTAGTAGCGTATCCCCATTTCCTTGAACACATTGCCGCCCAACGCGCGGGGGCACTGTTGGTAGATCGCAGCCCACCAGTATTCGGATAGCTCACCTTTCATTTCTAGGAGCTGTTCAATCGGGTGCAGATCCGGCACCAACGCACCTAACGGCAACGTTGGGTTATAGCCGACTTCGCCCGGCTCATTGATCGCAGGGAAGCGTAAGACCGTCAGCCGTGGGTCACCGGCATGCATCTTGCAAATACGCGCGGGTAAGTCGTCCTCGGCCCAACTCGTCGCCATGATGATCTGACCCGAGTTTTTAGACATCCGAGTTTTTGCAACGGTGCTATACCAGTTCCAATGGCTTTCCTTGGTCGTCGGACTTAACGCTTCGGTCGCGTTCTTAATCGGGTCATCGATGATAAAAATGTCAGCCGGGCGCCCCATGA